GAAATCACTAGCAGTAGTTAAAGCTTCTATAAACTTATAAAAACTAGGTCCAAATGATTTTTTTCTTAATGCTTCCTTTGTATCACTAATAAATGAATTATAATTATTAAAATTTTTAAAAGCTTCAACCTTACTATCATTTCGGTATCTATATTGGTTACCGATATCTTTTCTTATTCCTGCAAATTCATCTGTAGATACTGCTATAGGAACCCAACCTGAAGCAACTCGTTTATCTAAAAAAACTTTAGTGGGCATAAATAATATGTTATCATCCCAATCAAAAGAGTACGCTCTCTTTTGAAACTCCAACAACATATTATTTTGATATTCTGTTAACTTTAATTTCATGATGATATGGGTGGGAGTTAATCCCACCCATTTATAAATATAGTTATTTTTTAAATATCATCAAAACTGGCACCAGTATTAGTAATATTAAACTCTATACTGATATACTCTAGTGTTCTGGTTGGTTTAATGAATATTCTACCATTTAACTCATTCCTATCAATAGATTCAGGGGTATCATCCAATACAACTCTAAAATCAATTAAACCTCTTTCTTTTCTGATATTATCCAAAATTGGATTAACCAAACTTAAAAATTGATTTCTAACTACATCATCATTTTGTTCGAATAATAATCTGATAGAAACTGCGGAAATAAGCTTTCTTGCTTGTAATAACAACCTTCTAACATTAATTCTATTAAGTGCTGTTTCTTTATCTTGCAATGTTTTATTTCCCCATATAACCACACCCACATCTGAGAATGTTGCCATTGGATTGATTCTACCTTCATATAATGTATCCCTTTGATCTAAAGTAAGTTTAACTCTCGATTTAATTGCGTTTGTTGTACCTCTATTTAAACCTGCAGCTGCAAACCAAGGAAACGCAACATTATCTGTTAATGCAATATTTCTAACTACCTCCAATGTAGGTGGTAACCATACATATTGATTATTTTCAGTATCATTCATCTGTAACCATGGCCAATAAGTGGCGGAATAGTTGCTATCAATACCAGAATCTTCTATAATACTAACCGCATCATCTGGCGTTATTGCAATACCATCATCATCCACATCTGGTGTTGTTACAATATATAATGAATCAGCTCTATCTGTTTCAATTATATCAACTGCACTATCAATTAATCCTGGTTGATCACTCAAATCTAACCCAGGACTTGCAAATACATTAATATTTACAGCTTCAGGATTATTATAAGTGTATAAACCTTCTAAGAATGTATAATAATCAGAAGTTATACCATCATCTCCTTCACTTGTTGTATATGTGGTAAATGTTTCCGCTAATAACCCAGCTGCTCCCTTACTACCAGTTTTAGTGTAGGTATCTTGGTTTGTCCTCTCTGTTCTATAAACATCCCAACCATCATAACCACCAAAAGAGGTATAAGTAAATTTCCTTGCGGATAATTTTTCATATGGACCACCTACTAAACTAGCATCTGTTGTAAATGCCGATATACCTACTTGTAATATTGGGAAGTAACTATTAGTACCATCTGATATTTCAGATCCTAACGCATTTACATCCATATGAAATCCATCTGTTCTACCAGTCCATACACCACTATTAACATTATTTATACCTTTATAATCAAAGAAATCCTGATCTACACCTATCTGTGTATTTAAACCTAAATAAGTTTTTCTTAATTTTGAAGCATTAAGTTGTCCATATTCAGTTTTATATTCTATCTGAGGTGGTAAAGATGTTCGACTACCAATATATTCTCTATTTAATACACCTTCAAATCCTCCAGGAAAACCATTAATAGGATAGTTATCTGCCATATCTACCATTACATATTTACTCCTTAATGGATACTCACCATCAGTAGTACCTATTTTTCTACCAATAAACCCTGTATTGGTAGGATCCATACTTATTTTAGAAAATTTCTCTACAATGGACATATTAGCATCTTTATCATTAAATTTCCTTATTGCTAAATCAAATGTTCTATCATCTGGTTTAATATTAATAATTGAAAATTTAACATCCTCATTGGCTGCATTTCCATCAGATATTGTCACAAATCTAAATAATCTTTGTAGTTTATTACCACGTAATTCTGATAATACATAAGGAGAAGATGCTGATTTCCATTGTTCTTGATAATCATCTAAGTTATTAATTGATGCTTCCCCTATTCTATTAAATGAAATATCTAAACCTCTAACCTTACCATCATCATATAAATCTTCTAATGCGTTGGTATATATTTCCTCTACAAATAATTCTGTTTCTTTATCTTGTGACCCACTACCAAAAACACCTGGTAAATAATTTTTCTTAGTTTTATCCATAGATACTGAATAACTAAATGTATCACTATCACTAGCTGTACCTGTAATACTAAATGTTGCAAATGGGTCAGATGTAATACTAGTTGTATCTGTCATTTCTGTATCTGTAGATCCAGAAACCTCAAAATCTAATATTTGATCGCTACCATAACCCGCTCTAGACCTTAGAGTTGCTATTACACTACCATCTATATCTGTTAAACAACTTGCAGTAAATGTGACAACTGTTCCTGATGTAACACCTGTTACAAAACCAGTTCCACCACTTCCTGCTTCGGTAACAACCATATCAAAGGTAGCACCAGAAAAATCACACCCAGTTTTAATATATTTCGGTGATGTTATTGAGAATGTATCTCCCGTTTCTGCTAACCCTATTGCTGAAAATGTTGAAGATATCTCATCTGCATCATATAATGCTTGTAGATTAGCATCACCAAATGTCATAGTTATTGGTGATCCTGCAGTTGTTGCAGAATATGTTAATACCCCTGTTGATCCAGTAGCTGTACTAGCAACCGTTGTGGGATCTTCAGCGGAATCTAAAGTTATACTCCAAGCATTTCCTGCTTTATATCCTGATATTCCTAAAACCCTACTAACATATAGTTGATTAGTTTGTGTTAAAAATGATTTTGCGATGTAATTTAACTCATATTTATGATAACCATTTCCTTTAAACTTTTCAGGGTTTAATGGACCAAAGTAACTTGTAAATTCATCATAATTTGAGATAAAAACAGGTTCAAACGCTGGACCTTTAGGTGTTTCCCCTAACAACCCCAATGATGTGACCCCCACTTGTCTCGTTACGAATGTTAAGTCCTTTTCTGATGTAAAAACACCTGGACTAACAAAAATTCTATCTGTTGATGCCATTTATTATATATTTTTTTATTATATTATTTAATCTTTTTATTATAAATATACCAGTTTTAATGAAAGTATTTTTTTTAAACTATATATTAATGAATTAGTATGACTTTTTTCATACTTTTTTCATACTTATCTAGAAAACCCTATGAAAAGAACTAAAAATCTAAAAATTACACCAGCAACCCATATAATATTAAAAAAATATTGTGAGGAAAATGGGTTTAAAATGTTTGCTTTTGTGGAAAGAATAATAAAGGAGCAATGTGATCCTAAAAAAGATCTTTATGGTGAAAATTAAACAATTAAACCATCATATATTAATTTAGCTTTCTTTCTTCCAGATAAACTATATGTTTTACAAAATTTATTTTTTGCGGATTCATAACCTTCATCCCACCAAGACAACATGTTCTCTTTATTAAATATTAATGAATTGTTGGTAAGTTTTCTTGGTGTATAATAAAAATTTAATTTAACATCTTCATTAATTGCCTTTAATTTCCCTATTTGAATATCTGACCTACCTATTTCCAACATCATTAAATCTATTGTTCTAAATATATAATGAAATGAATTTCTAATTAACTCTGTGGGTAATTCAGCATCTTCCTTTTTTAAAATAATAACATCTATTTCTTTTGCACCTCTATTTATCGCTTCTTGTATTGCTGCTTGTTCCAATATTCCACCATCAGCATATTGATACCCATCTTTTTCAACAACCTCCATAAATGGTGGTGCCGTTGCTGATGCCAATACCCAATCACAAAAATCTTTATAACCGTATTCTTTTGTTGATTTATATTCTGATTTACCCAATGTTAAGTTAGTTGTTGTACACACTACTTCTCTACCTGAATCTTTTATTTTTCTATAATCTTTTTCACTAATGAATCTTTTTATCAGTTTTTTAAGATTTGATGCATCACCAAACGAGTTTTTACCCCTAATCAATGTATTCCAAAAAACATTCTTAAAATTTATAGCGACTTTAACCACCCCATTGGCATCACTTTTAACTTTAAATGGGTTTATTTTAAAAATATCTTTTTGTGTTACTGTAGTATATGCTTCTTTTAATGTATCCATTTTTTTAATAGCGATAAATGGAACAAGTAAACTACCTGTAGATGTACCAATTAATAAATCGTATTCTTTTTTTTCTTCTTCTATTAGGTATTGTGCAACACCACCACCAAAGGCACCCTTGCTACCACCACCCGAAACTACTAATGCTTTCATCTTTTTATAAATATATCTTGTCTTTCACCACCGAACAATAATGTTCTTTTCTCCATATTATGTTTATTAGTATTGTTTAATATTAGTTGTTTACACTCCTCTAATTTATGAATCAGTTTTGTTCCATTAATCATATGTTCATGAAATATTGAACCAACTTTCATTTCTTTAAAAACCTTATCATACATACTATTAATATCATCCAATTTTTTA